GTGCGACACTTTTTCTTGATTCTTATCATCCTTCTTATAGTTTCTACGAATACTTAAAATTTGTTGTGACTTCTCTTCTACTGTAACAATATAAGGAAGAGCATAGTCTTCTTCTATTTCTAAATAACAATGTTGTTCTAGTAATGTATATTGTGGATCATTTGTTCCTGTAGGAGACAAACCAATAATTGTATCCATCTTTTCTGAAAAAGAAGTAGGTTGTGGATTAGTTGCTTCTGGTAAATCTACATCTCTATATATTCCTGTACGTATATCTTTTGCAAGATCAACAGGACTTCTATATATTACATGTGTGTATCTATCTGCTTTACGTAGATTAGATGCATAGTAAGAAACATAGAATTGATCAATAGGAACAAACTCAGATACTGGTCTTTTTAAATTAGCATCATAATAAACTTTTTTAAATGCTGATCCTATTAATGGTAAATGAAATAACATTCTTTCCATCTCATCAAAGTATTCAGGCATCTGATCTGTTGTTTGATAATTCATAAACTCTTGAACACGATTAGCTTGATCTTCTCTTTCAGGAGTAGACTTACCTATGATCTGAGCTTTAACTGGACCTGATGGTGGAAATAATTCTTGTATTGCTTTTGATTGAAACTTAACAGCAGATTCTATTAACATTGGATGTACTGCTGTACATGCACCTTCAAATGGTTCTGATGTTTCTTGTATCTTTAATCCTAGTAGATCAAAACCTTTTTCAAACATTGCTTCCCATTCAGCACGAGATTCTTTATCTGATGTATAATTATCTACTACATCTGCTGCAATGTTTTCTTTTTCTTCATCTTCTAATGTATCTGTTAAATCTCCATACCATTCTTGTATAGATTCTTCAGCTTCCATTTCTACAACACCTGTAAAGTCTACAGTAACACCACCATCATCTTCCATCTCAAATGTTGGTGCACCTTCTATCATTTGTTCAGGTGTAGGCATTTGTACTACATTAGTTATTTCTTCACTAATTCTTTCAAATGGATTTTTTTCTGTAGCCATTATATCTTACCACCTTTTTTAAAACTGTATGTATACTTAGCTCCTATAGAACCTTCTTTACTACCAGGTTTATAAACAGCTTCTCCAGAAACTCCATGCTTACCTTTTTTGTATTTAGCTGTAGCTTTTATTTTAGAACCTTTTAAAGGTTTACCTGATAAAACATCTTTGTGTTTAACATAGCCTTGTAGATCTAAATTAATTTTATCACCAGCTTTAGTATCAAAAAATTTAGATTTTACTTTTGTTTTTGTTGGTTGAAATTTTACCTCTGTTCCCATATTGTCTCTCTCTTTCTATATAATAATCTACGTTAGGATCGTATTTATTAGTGATAGTTATCGTATGTTTTTGTTTAGGTACAAAAGCACACTTTTTTTCCATACGTATAGTATAACATTAAACTCTCCAGTATGCAAGTTTTTTTTCTTTTGGTTCGTCATTCCAATCAGGATCTTCTGGATGCGTTAAATGCCAAGACTCTTTTACATAGTGTATAGCCATTGTCATGGCATCAACTTGGTCATCATGTGCAGCATTTGGAAACCTTAACATTTCCTCTAACAAATCTTCTGACCACTTTTTATTTTTAGGAAACCATACTTTACCAGACTCCATCATAGGAGTAGATGCATATACTCTGGATACTTTATCTCTATCAGGTAAATATTCTAACACAGGTATACCAGCTCTACGCATATCTTGTATTAATGATTGTCCTGATGCTTTCTTTTCTACCATACATACATCAGGTCTATGTTCTTGATATAACATTTGTGTCATACGTCTAAGTTCTGGATATTCAAATCTACCTTTAATGTTTCCTAATAAAATAAGATTACCTTGAAAAGATTCTATACCATCTTCAGTTTCATCATACATAGAAAAAATTCCCCATGTCTGAATAACACTATAATCTGCTGTAGTTTTTGTAGAGAATGCTGTATCATATGTTTGTATTATAAAATCACATGGAGGAGGTTCGTCATATTCCCACCACTTTAACCATTTCTTCTTTATAAGTCCACCTTCATCTGGTGTGGGATCTTGCATATACAATGCATTCCAGTATCGTGCACCATTTGAAGCTTTGATTTCATGTTCATCTACTCTTAGTACTTCATCTGGTTTCCATTCAGGAAAATAACTAGAACCTACTGGTAGTTGTAACAATTCTGCAGCTTCTTCATCTAACCACGCAGGAATACGTACAACATCCCAAGGAATAACTTCATAATCTCCTACATTCTCTTCTTGTTTTAGTAACCATCCACAAAGATCATCATAATGATACCTTGTATTAATAATTAATATGGAACCATTAGGCATAATACGTGTTCTTAGTCCTGCTGGGTACCATTCCTTAACGTATCTTCTACCTGCTTCAGAGTATGAGTCTTCTTCTGACATGACATCATCAAGGATTGCAATGTGTGCACCTCTTCCTGCAATCTGGGATCTAACTCCTGCAGCATAATACTGTCCTCCTCTGTTTGTTTTCCATTTACCAGCAGCTCTAACGTCTGATCGTAAAGATACACCTTTAAATACATCTTGAAATTCTTCAGTATTGACAATATCCCTGACAGAACGACCAAAGTCGCTTGATAACTGGTCACTATGGGAAACAGTAAGTATCTCATGTTCTGGATTCCTTCCTATATACCAGGCAGGAAACAATTTAGAACAGATTACAGACTTAGATGAACGTGGTGGGAGAAACACCATTAGACGTTTAATCTCTCCAGACTCTAATTGACGTAATTTATCTGATATTACTTCAATATGCTTACCCATCTTAAAGTCTGAAACAAGTGTTGGAGCCATTTGCCTAACAAATGTAAGGAAATTATCTTTAGATTCCTGGGTAACTTTAAGATTTAACAAGTTATTTAGTAATAGAAGAGTATTTGCGTCTTGATTAGTCTCTATAGACTCTATAGTTTCTATAATATTGTATCCTTATAGTATATTGTTGTATGTTTTTATATTTATTTATAAGAAAACAAATGTACTTAGTACTAAGTACTTAGTTATTATTTTTTTATATAAGAAAAAAAACAAAAGAAAAACAAATATACTAAGTACTTAGTACTTTTGTTTATATATATTATATATAATTATACATACTCCCCACTTAAATGTCAAGTACTTTTTTTATTATTTTTATTTTGATGAGAAATGCTGTTATTTTTGTTGCATATATGGCACACCTTATATATATATAGTATGCGTGCGTGTTTTTTGTGGTGGGGTATGCCTATTTATTAAGCAATGCCTATTTTTTAAGCAAAGGAATACCTTATACTGCCTATTTTTTAATCATTCTTTTTAAATCTCTATAGATTGTATAGTTTAACCCTTTTATTTTCATCTATAAAGAGTCTATAAAGGTATTATATCAATCTATATATATGATAGAATATATTAAACAATGGCTGTATATATAGACTTAACAATGCTTATTATACTTATTATATATATCTATATATTCTTTATATATGATGAATAATTTTATTTATATTATATAGTATGATGAATTAATATGATGAATATTTATTTTTATTTATTTTTTACTTGACATTAATAATTATATATTATTATATAGTAATTAATATTAATTAACAAAAAGGATTTAATACAATGAATAAAGTACATATCTCAAAAATGACAGGCAAGTTACAAGGTTTACAAGCTATCAGTACAAATACAACAACAAATAAATTTTGTAATAAAATGAATAAATCTAATAATATAGATGTAATATGTAAGCATTGCTATTCACATAGTATGTTAAATACTTATAGGAAAAATATGCAAAATGCATTGCAAAGAAATAGTGACGCTTTAAGTTTAGAAGAGTTACAAGATAATGATATACCTATTATAAATCAATTATATATGCGATTTAATGCACATGGTGAGTTAATAAATGAAATGCATATTAAGAATTTATTTAAAATATGCTTTAAAAATCCACGTGTAAACTTTGCATTATGGACAAAAAGAAAAGATATTGTAATAAAATATATAAATAAAATAGGAACTAAACCAAGTAATTTAAAATTAATATTCAGTAATTCAATTATAAATACTATTGTAGAGCCACCAGCGTATTTTGATAGTACATTTAATAATGTTGATAGTGATAATATGAAAGATAAACAAAATTGCACTGGGCAAAAGTGCATTAATTGTTTGCTATGTTATACCCATAATAAAACAAAACATATAGTAGAAGCAGTTAAAATTAATGGTAGAGCGATAAATAGATAAATGGTAAATGTTACCAATTTGGTAAATATAAAAAACAGTTGACATTATAAACAATATAGATTATATAATAATAGAAAGGAAAAACAATGGAACTAATAAAATTTAATAAAAGAAATTATGATATAGATAATATTGAGACAAGTAAAAATTTAAATATAATTCAAGCTGAAGAGATAATACGATTAAATAAATTAGTAGAAGGTTATAGAAATGAATTATTAAACATTTTAGAAAATAGAAAATATTGGATTAAACAATGAATAAAATATTTAATAAACTATTTACATCACTTGGATTATTTTGGATAGGTTTTTTAATGCTTATGTTTGGATTAATTAATTTTGTTTTAACTTATAATATAAATTATTGGTTATCATATATAATGATTGCTACTATGTTTATAGGTTTAATAATAATAGCTTATGCCACAGTAGAAGGAGATTTATAATATGGATAGTGAGTTAATATATTGGATATGTATAATAATAATATGTTTAATATAAA